AAAACAAGATTTAGCGACGATGCTGACTTTGAAATGTTTGCAGATGTAACACAATTACAAAGCAATATTTTAGATTTAATTGTTAAGGATAAAAGAATTACCCCTGAAGTAATAGCTGACACTTTAAAAGAAGATGTGGGTGCGGTTAAGCGTGTTATTGATTTATTAATCGAGAAGGGCTTTATTAAGACAAGCGAAGTAAAGCAACGCAAAGGGATTGATAGTAACGTTATTATTGAAAGGGAATTAACTGCGCCTATTGGTAAAATTGTTGAAGCTATTAAGCCACAAACAACGCAGATATTAATTCGTTACACTTACGAGTGGAAAGCAGGTTTTAATGATAGCGATTTAGATACAAGCAGACCTTTTTGCAAATACTTAGTTACTGCTAATAAGTTTTATACTCGTAGCGATATAGAACAAATGAGTGCAAGGCTTGGCTATTCTGTGTGGGATAGACGAGGCGGTTGGTACACTAAGCCGGGAACAAATACACATTCTCCAAGTTGCAGACACGAGTGGCGCAGCAATATCGTGAAAAGAAAATAAAGAAAATAAAGATGAGTTTAAACACATTATTCATAAGCGTACAGAATATTAAAGACCGCTCTGGCTTACACGCTAACGTAGACGAGAAACTTGTATTGCCTGAGATTAAAACTGCGCAGGATATTTATATCTTACCGGCTTTAGGAAGTGCTTTATACAACCGACTACAAGCAGGTATTACAGCAAACAACTTAAACGCTAACGAGGTAATTTTATTAGACCAATACATAGCTGACACTTTAGTGCATTATGTACTTAGTGAATTACCAATGGGTTTGTCTTATCAATTCTATAACAAAGGCTTGTTAAGGAAGACGGGAGAGAATACGGAAAGCCCTTCAATGCAAGATATGATTGACGTGGCGAATAGATACAAGACCCGTGCTGAGTTCTACAAGCAGAGAATGATTAAATACCTAAAAGAATATTCTACACTTTATCCTGAGTACTTGAACCCTGGAAGTGGCATTGATGCAATACACCCTGAGAATGATGCTTACACAACGAGCATTTGGTTAGGCGACTATGATTGCTGCGCAGGTAAAAGCTTTGAGGAATTATACCAAGGAGACAAAGGGTGTAGCGATTGCTAAATATGAGTAAAGTAACAACAATTAAAAACCAAAATAAACTGCGTGTTTATTTAGAAAAAATTAAGAATGAGCCTGAGCTTAAACCAAATCGTCAAACAAATAACGACACTCGGAAACGACCACGAACAAATTAACTTTGTTTACTTCGGAGATGTGTGGGAACGTTTAAGCAACGGAGAGGTAACTTACCCTGCTATGTTCTTTACATTAACAGGTGCTAACATTCAAGCAAAGCAAATAGAGTTTCAATTTAGTTTGTACTTTATGGACAGAATGCTTATGGAGGAAAGCAACGAAACCGAAGTTCTTAGTGATATGACTTTAGTAGGTCAAGACATAGTTGCTCAGTTACGTTACCCTAAAGCTATTTGGGATATTGGCGATAATGCAGCTATGACTTACTTTACTGAAAGCGACCCTGACTATCTTGCAGGAGTTAAGATAGATATTACAATGCAATTACCTTACTTAAACGATAGATGCCAAGTGCCTTCTATTTATACATACTAAAATGATAGGAAAAAAGATTAACCAATTAGCGACCGAGTTAGCACCAGTTAGCACTGATTTAACTATTATAGGAGACCCTACAACGGGAGTAAGTAAGAAGATTACACTTGCTCAATTAGGTGCGATATTTAGCGGTGCAGTTAGCTTCTATACAAACTATGCTTCGTTCCCTGCAACAGGAGATATTAACGTTATCTATTGCGCTAAAGACACGCAGAAACTTTATTTATGGAGTGGCTCGGCTTATGTAGAAGTATTCCCTTCACAGGCTTTATTAGATACTTATCAATTAAGAAGCGAGAAGGGCAACGCTAATGGTTATGCTTCTTTGGATAGTCAAGGTAAAGTTCCTATTAGTCAGCTACCAAGTTCTATTATGGAATACAAAGGAACTTGGAACGCAGCAACTAACACACCGACTTTAGCAAATGGAACGGGCGACACGGGAGATGTTTATATTTGTAATGTAGCAGGAACAGTAAACTTTGGCGCAGGTCCTATTACTTTTGCGGTTGGCGATTATGTAGTTTATAGCGGTACTATCTGGCAGCGTTCAAGCGGTGCGGTAGGTACAGTTACAAGCGTAGCTGCATCTATTACGGGTGATGCGATTGGCATAACAGGAAGTCCAGTAACAACAAGCGGAACTTTAGCTTTTGCCTTTGGCGGCAATAGTACTCAGTATATTAACGGAGCAGGTAACTTAATTACGTTCCCTTCTATTATTAGCCAAGCTGCTAACTTAGTTACTGAGGTTTATAATAAAACAGGAGCGACTTTAACAAAAGGAACAATTGTTTATATCAATGGCGGTCAAGGAAACTTACCAACAGTTACTAAGGCTATTGCAACGGGTGATAGTACAAGCGCACAAACATTCGGTATTGTTCAAGCGGACATTACTAACAACAATAATGGATATGTAGTTATTGCAGGTCGTTTAAGCGATTTAGATACACAAGCTTACACTGAGGGTACTCAACTTTATTTGAGTAGCACAACGGCAGGTACTTGGACTTCTACAAAACAATACGCACCTGCTCACTTAGTTTATGTTGGTATCGTAGTGAGAGCGCACCCGACACAAGGTATTGTAGAGGTTAAGATACAAAACGGATATGAGTTAGACGAGCTTCATAACGTAGCAGCGCAAACACCTTCAAACAACGATGGGTTATTTTATGAGAGTTCAACAGACCTTTGGAAAAATAAAAGCATAGCTACTATTTTAGGCTACACACCACAAGCGCAGTTAAACGGGACGGGCTTCGTAAAAGCATCGGGTACAACTATCACTTATGATAATAGCACTTATGTAACTACTGACACGTTCCAAAATATCAGTGCAAGTAAAACATTTGCAGTAGGCTTTAATATTGCGTCTGCAGGTGGAACAAACCAAATAAGTGTTTTTGCAAATACGAATAGTTTATTTAGCGGTTCTGGTGGCTCTAATGTTTTTGGTTTTAACTCAGCTAACAATATTTATTTTGGTAAAGGGTTAGACAATGGCGGTGTACTTAGTTGGAACAATTCAGCCGTGAGATATTACACTTTGCCAGATGCAACGGGAACGATTGCTTTAGTAGGTGGCTCAGGTGTGGGAACTGTAACAAGTGTAGGTTTATCTGCACCAACAGGTTTTAGCGTATCTGGTAGCCCCGTTACTTCAAGCGGTACTTTAGCACTAAGCTTCGCAAGTGGTTATAGCTTACCAACTGACACAAAGCAAAGCAATTGGGATACTGCTTATAATTCAAGGATAGTAAGTGTTGTAGCTCCTTTGACTTTTTCGCTTAACACTTTAGGAATAACACAAGCAACGGGAAGTTCAAACGGATATTTAAGCAGTGCGGATTGGACTACGTTTAACAATAAGCAAAGTGCTTTAACAAACCCCGTAACAGGAACAGGAACTACTAACTACATTCCTAAGTTTACAGGTACAAGTACAATAGGGAATAGTCAAATCTTTGATAATGGAACTAACGTAGGTATAGGAACTACAAGTCCTTTGTCAATATCAGGATATACTATTCTTTCATTAAACAATGCGACCAATGGGGGAATGATAGATTTCCAAACCAATGGAACAACTGCTGGTTTAATGTACGCTTTTAGCAATTCATTAAATATTGGTTCAAGTGGGACTGCTCCTTTAATATTTCTTACTGCTTCAGGAAACGAACGTATGCGCATAACAAGTGGGGGTAACGTAGGTATAGGTACTACATCGCCAAGTTACAAGTTAGATTTATTTGATAGTACTGGTAGCTTCTTGCAACTATATCAAAATGATGGCACATATAATCGTAGGTTATTAGTTACCGCTGCAACAACAGGTGGAAACGCAGGGATAACTTTAAACGCAACAAGTTCAACAGGTGGTGATAATATGATGTTTCTAACTGCATCAGCCGAACGTATGCGCATAAAATCAAATGGTATAATTAACTTATCTAACGTTCCAAGTTCAAGCGCAGGTTTATCAAGCGGAGATATTTACAAAACAGTAGCAGGAGTTTTAATGATTGTATAATAAATAAAATAAAATAAAAATGGCAACAACTTACAAATGGGTAGTTAGCAGCTTAGATGCGTACCCAAAAGATGCAGAAGGTTTAACAGATGTAATCTGCGTAATACACTATCGCTATCAAGCGGAGCAAGTAGAAAACGATAAAACTTACTTCGCTGAGGTTTATGGTACGTTAAGTGTTCCGTCTCCTGACCCTGCGGACTTCGTACCTTATGACCAAGTAACTTATGAAATGGTATGCGGTTGGTTAGAAGCAGGACTTGACCAAGTAGCATTAGACGAAAACTTAGATGCACAGATTGAAGACCAAATCAATCCTAAGGTTATATCTTTGCCTTTGCCGTTTCAAAATCCTTAATATATCTTTACAAACAAAAACACACTATGAAGTACAAACAACTATTGCAATTAGCAACAACATTAAAGTATGTTATTGGAAGTCAAGAAACAAAAGTTCAAAAAAAGCTATTTAAAATTCAAGAAAAAATAGCTAAGTATCTTGAGGAATACAATAAACAAGCTGAGGAATTAAGATTAGACAATGCTTCGGTAGACGAAAAAGGTATTTTAATACTTAACGAGAAAGGAGATTACAAGTTCTCTAAAGAAGGCATTAAGAAGCTTACCAAAGATATTGAAGCCTTAAATGATAAAGAATTTGATTTTCAAATAATTAACGTAGTGAATCCACAAGGCTTGGAAGATTTTACTTTCTTACAAGATTGGGTAACTGGCGTAGAATTTAACAAACAAGAAGAAGAAGAACTATAATGGCAAGTAACCACCAAGCAGACCAATCAACAATCGTTTCAGTAGTAAGTGCTATTCTTAGCCTTACTTCTATTCAACCGCTATTCACATTGATTGCAAGTTTGGTGGCTATTGTTTCAGGTCTTATGGCTATAAGATACTATTACAAAATGACCAAAAAGCTTAAATGAGATTAATTCTTTTAGCCTTATTACTTACTTCTTGCGCTTCTGTTAAGAAGTTCGAAAAGCGTTATGATAGCACGGGGACAACTAAGATTGACTCCGTGCATCTTACTTTTTATGATAGCGTTACTAAGATTATAGAAAAGGAGCAAGTATTTACAAAAGAGGTTACTATCTATGACACAATCCGTATTGCAAAGGATAGTATTATAGTCGTTCCCAAAATCGTAACTAAGTGGATATACGAGACACGCGAGAAGGAGAACAACAATAGCCTTATTAAAAAAGACACAATAGCGTTAAATCGCACAGAAACGGCTCAAATTTCGATTGTAGATAAAAATAAGGTAACTACACAGAATAACTTTTGGAAGGCTCTAATAGGGCTTATAATAGCGATTATATTAATTTTAGCATATTGGAATAAGT